GCGGTTTATAAAAACTGTTAAAAAACGCACTCTTGTGACGCTCGATCACACAGTTTTACTACGCCGAGCGGCCAGTGAAAAAGACATGTTTGCGACTTTATTTAATCTGGGCAACACGATGACCGATTTAAAAAAGAAACTACCTGTAATGTTTTTAGTGATGACCCAGCTCAATCGTGAATGTGAAAAACCAGAAAGGCTTAAAGATGGTACTGCTGGTAACTATCTGCAATTATCCGACATCTACGGCTCTGACGCCATGGGTATGCACGCAGATTTAGTTATCGGTCTAAACAAACCCAGCCGTATGAATTTGGCCTACTACGGTTTAGACCGGTACATAGTAACAGAAGACTTATTGGCCATGCACGTCTTGAAAAACCGTAACGGTATGATAGGTCTCAGTTTCATGGAAGCTGACTTTGCTAAAATGCGTATTTCAGAAAGAGCTACGCCACCCCCAAAACTTAAAACAAAATAATCATGGCAGCAGTAAAAACTGTGTCTAACGACCAAAAACGTCGTGACGCAACCCTCGTGTCCCGTAATTACTTCACCCCTTTACTAGCAAAAGAAGGCATCAATCAGCCGTATGTGGCTTTGAAAGTCGCGTATTTGGATAGGGTTTCGGGTGTGGCTTCCATTCGGGTGTATGAAAATGAACTGCTTCGAGGTGATCAATATTATCAAATGGTCAACTTAAAGTTTGAACCTGTTACAGAAGAGCCTGAACTTCACGTTTTAGATTTTAATCCTGAGTACGCAACAGACTACGTCAAGATTGATTCTCCTAGCACCAGCACTTGCTTTATTGTGCCTGTGACGGCGATGAAGCCTTACTTGTTTTCAAAACCCGAGCCGGAACCTGTTTTTGAACAACGAAAATTCGTTGACGAAATCTTGTCGGCCAATCCCAAGACTGATGAAGAGCCTTTTTCAGAACAAGACGACAGTCACATGAGCTCAATGACCATCCGTGATATGTTTTGCATATATCACAAAGATCCCCGGTCTAACAAGCAGTGGTTAAACGCATTAATTAAATCATCCCCCAAATGTCAGAAGTAATCGAATTGCCAACCAAACAGGTGGCCGCAAAAAGTCAATCACCTAAGAATCTTATCATTTTTTCAAAACCGAAAGTTGGAAAAACTACGCTAATGGCAGCGCTTCCCAACTGTTTGCTTTTAGATTTGGAAGAAGGTTCTGATTATCTCAGTGCTTTAAAGATAAAAGCCGACAGTGTAACAAAGATCAGAGCGATCGGTGATGCTATTAAAAAGGCGGGGTATCCTTATAAGTACATAGCGATTGATACAGGAACAGCCTTAGAAGATATGTGCATTCCGTACGCAGAGCAGATTTATGCTTCTACGTCAATGGGTTCTACGTGGTTTGCGACAGGAAAAGCCAAACATGGCTCTTTGTTGAATATGCCCAACGGTGCCGGATATCCGTATTTGCGCGAAGCATTTTCACGAGTGCTTGCTTTTATAGGTACACTGGCTCCTTACACTATCATTTTGGCTCACGTGAAAGACACAGTCTTAGATCGTAACGGTTCAGAATTTGCTGTTCAAGATTTAGACTTAACTGGCAAAATCAAGCGTATTACCGCTTCCCGGTCAGATGCTATTGGCTACTTGTACAGAAATGGTTCTGAAAACATATTAACTTTTAAAACCACTGACGAAGTTTCCTGTGGTGCTCGTCCTGAACATCTTCGCAACAAAGAGATTGTCATCTCAGAAGAAGTCGAAGGTAAAATCGTAACACACTGGGATAAGATATTTATCGATTAGTCACACTAACGACGGCGTATTGGCACGCCGCTTGTCTTTCTCATCTTGTTTATATTTCTTTTTTTCAAACTCAAAAAACAACACAACATGTTCGATGTAAACGAATACAGTTTTGATCCAACTTCTGGTGCTTCAACTGGTAGTAAGATTCTTGATCCAGGTACACATATAGTACGCGTTTTAGACATGTACTTAGAACCGGCACCTTACGACGAGCAGGTATATAATCTAATCTTGTTTCTCGAAGGAGAGCCCGGTGGACCTGAGTTTCAAGGTCTAATGGTTGACAAAGACCGTCCTGATTTGGGATGTTATCTGGGCCCTGTGGGTCGTGTCAAAGCCTCCAAATACGCTTTTAAAACGGCGGTTTATCCAAACAGGACCATTGACCGTGATAAGAGTATTTTCGGTTGGGTTAATGATTTTGCTTTTCGAATTGGGAAGCTTGATACCATTAAGAAAAACAGCACGCCCAAAGCAACGATTGAAGAATACATCACTTTTGTCAAAAAGTACATTTGTGATTTGTCCTGGATTGAAGTCAACGTTGGTGGGCGCAAGTACTTGAAAAACAACGGATACTTTGGCATGGATTTAAACTTTCCAAATCCGGAAAATGGGCTGTTCCCATTCACCGTACTAAATGATCCAGAAAAGAAACACTTTTTGCCTCACAATCCTGAGAAGCATGTTGAGCAACCTCACGTTAAAACGCCTATTGTTGATACGTTTGGTGGTCAGGATAACACATCTTTGCTGACCATGCCTGACGAAGGCTTTAAAGGTTTGAGTGAAGAGGGTGGCAAACCCGGTGATTTGATGAGGTTTTAATAGTTAATTTCACAAGAGGGTGCTTTCGGGCACCCCATTTTTATCCAGTTGTATGTTCGACGCCAATCAACACATAGTAATGATCAATGATGTACCATCTACATGGATGATAAATCAATACTTGTTACCAGGAGTGGCTTTGCAAGGACAGCGTATCTGTGTCAAATCTGTGTTCAATACAGAAGACAAAACTCCTTCCATGTTTTTGTACGAATCAAGCGACAAATACAAGTTTAAATGTTTTTCGTCAGGTCGATCCGGCAGCATCGTTGACTTGCTCATGTATCTGTGGAACGTAGATTTTCAAGACGCCAGGATTAAAATCATTAATGACTACTTAAACGCTGGTGGTCAAGCAAAACATAGAGAGCAATTAGTTTCGCACAAATGGTCTGTCAAAGAGTGTGTTCAACGAAGTTGGAATAAAATAGACGCTTCTTATTGGAGTAGCTACAACATCAACTCAACACTTCTGGGACAGTACAACGTTCGACCTCTGTTGAGCTACACCATGACGTCCTCTAATGAGAAAGCTTCTGATTACACGCGTGAAGGGATGTCTTTGTATGGGTATTTTAACAATGCCGGCGATCTAACAAAGATTTATCAACCCCTTGGCAAACCAAAATTTATGTTTGTGAAAAGCATGGTGCAAGGGTGGGATCAACTACAAGGTCATGACACTTTAGGAATATGCTCGTCAATGAAGGACTTGCTTTGTTTCAAATCAATGGGGTTCGATATCGACTTGATAGCTCCTGATAGTGAAAACGTAATGCTACCAGAAGAGCATTTAAACATCATCAGAAAAGAGCACAAGTACATTTTTACACTTTTTGATAACGATCAACCAGGTATTGACGCCATGCATCGCTACAAAAAAGAAATGGACATTGATTACTGGCATCTGGCTGTAGCCAAAGACATTAGTGATGCTGTGCAAGAGTTCGGAGTCAAAACAATCAAATCTTACATTTCACCAAAACTAGAACAATTGCGCAAAAGTGCTTCTTCCCATGTGGTATTATAACAAAAAACAAATCAATGGTTTAGCTGATTTACCGCTCCACGAGGGCCCCATCGGTTTTGTATACAAGATCACACATCTTGAATCTAGAAAATTCTACATAGGACGAAAAGTACTAATCACACGTCGCAAAGCACGAATATCAGCGACAGAAAAGAAAAAAACTGGTACACGAAAAACCTTTAAGCTCATTGAAAAAGAGTCAAATTGGATGGTGTACTACGGCAGCTGTGACCAGCTTAACAGTGACGTTAAGTCCATGGGTGCCACAAGTTTCAAACGTGAGATTTTAGAACTCTGTTGCAGCAAAAAGTACATGAACTACTGTGAAGTCTATTGGCAGATGAAACTGGATGTTCTTCGTGCTAACAGTTACAACGGAAATGTACTAGGAAAGTATTATCAAAAAGACATGGACAACTGTAAACCAGTAGTTTTAGTCACAACCAGTTAAACACATGGCTAACTATGAAGCGTTTTGTCGCAGTAACTATTTTCAAGTCAAAGACGAAGATGAGTTTTTGAAATACATTAAAACACGCAATGCGGTGTCAAGCAAGCATGAAACCAAAGGGTTTATGGTGCATTCCGAAAACAAAAAC